TTTTCGTGTACCTTTAGATTTAAAAAGATATGCCGAATTTAAAATTAAGTTTCTATAATATTGGTAGTTAAGTTCCTCAGGTGTCATACCAACCGACAAACCACTAAAATTATTACTCCCAGTACTAAACACAGAATCCAATAATTGATCATTTGTGATTGGTGATATATTTGGATCCCACCCTAATGTCATTGCTAAATTCTTTAACAACTGAGATGGTATATCATTTTTGATATTGTAATTAACATTATTCATGTTTGATAATGCCGATATAAACTTTTTTGTTTCATCAAAACTTCTACCATATATTTGTAATACCTTCTCTATTTTTTGATCAGGAGTATCAAATTCTTTAATCGCCCCTGTTGTTAAAAAACGTGATATTAAATTAGTACGATATAAATCTAAGTTAGCCGCAAATTCATTTAAAGTTGTAAGGTAGTTATCAAACGCTAATGACGATATATCTAAATTCCATTGACCATTTTTAGGAAATGTGATTGCTTGTGTCGTTAAATAAACCGTCCCATCTTCATTTTCTCTTGGAACCGTAAACGTTGATGTATATATTGGAGTTATAGATCTGTTTAACAAAAATTGTTCAACCTCATCCATCGCTTCATTGAATGTTTTATTTACGTATATATCATTAGGTCTAATGACTAACGAATCATAAGATATAGAATTACCTGAGAATGGGTTACCTTTAACAACAAAACTTAATGTAGTAGATGTATTATTAGAAGGACTATAGAAGATAAAAGGATATTCACTACCATTAATAAACAATGAATATTTTGGGTAATTTACCGTAAAATTCCTTAAAGATGAAACTTGAATTTCAAGTAGTTCAAAATTTCTATTGGCATTTGAACTATAATCAATATCAAATGGGTTTCTTAAAGATCCTATATAAACATCAAATGTCGTTTCATTCTCAACCGCATCATACAGAATGTTTGTTGCTGTTTCAGTTGTACTATAATTTGGTAAAACTGATGTAATTTCTAATGCTCCAGGAAAAAAATTAATAATATGTAAAATAGAAGTAGATACTCTTTTAACTAAAGAACCATATAATGTAAAGTTAGTAACTTGAGATAAATCAAAATTAGGATAAACTTTAAAGTTATTCGCTTGTATTATTCTTGATTCGGTAACACTTTCAATATTTAACGTATCTAAAGATATAGGTTCTGAAAATGCCCCTATTGAAAAGTTTCTATTTTGTTTTTCAGTAATTGATGTGGTAAATTCAAAATTTGCTTGTGTAAACCCTCCCCCATCAACAAGTTGTAAACCAACTAAGTTGTCAGAAAATGTCCCTTGACCGCTTGGGGACTGAGGTGGACACGTATATTTTATTACCGCCATCGTTATACTATGTTGTTAAAACTTTTACTAAAATCAATATTGTTATTTCTATCTTGTCTAACCTCATATAATGCCTCATTAAACTGATCACGTACCTCAAATAAGTTGTATTGTTTGTAAATGTTATTAGCACTATCATAGATTGTGTAAATTCCATCATCAATAGATTTGGTTTGATTACCATAAAGGGCAATTGCCAATGTCGATATATCGTGTTCTACAATTTCAATTTCTGTAGTTATAGGATTAAAAAATGTATTAGTTATAATAACATTCTGATCAGGTTGACCAATAAATGGTGTGGCACTTGGTTTATTAGTTGGAGAAGATGATGGTGAAAGTGTACAGAAAAGTAAGTTTGATGTACTTTCTACATACCTATATCTAATAGCCTTTTGTGATGTGTTTGTTAAATTTTGAACAACAGGTTCACAATAAAATGATGAGGTTATAATTCTAAAAAAATTAGGAATTTTAGTTCCATCAGAATTTAAGTATTCAACTCTAAAACCAATTAAACCTTGATTAACAAATTTATTTCTATATTGTGATGGAACATTATTCAAGTCAATTACAATACCTTTAACATTAGGTAATGAAGATAGAACACCACAATCTGTTATTTTAGTTCTAATTTCTGCAGGTCTAATATACAATGTATATATACCCAATTTATTAAATTGATCGGCTGGTAATTTTAAGTTATATAAACCACCTAAAATTTCAACACCTGAATTACCACCAGTTGTTGCATTGTGAAAATATGGTCGTAAAATAGATTTTGCATCTAATTTAGTTAAAACAAAGTTATCTGTTTCATCCCTTGATGGCGTATAATTCAAGATGATCTCTACGTCATCAGGACTAACGTCCGCACTTCTTATTGTTCCGTAATTACCTGTAGCCACAAGAATTTAATTTATATTTAGTTTATTTTTCCTTACCTAATAAATACTTAACTAAGGTCTTTTTTGACATTAAAAAATCCATACCCATATTTTTCTAAGTCCCCAACATTATCAACCTCACCTATCCTTTCAATATATTCTAAGGCAGAGTTTTTACCTCTTTCAATAAAAACATTAGTTTGAACCTCAGGTTGATCAATAACATTTATTAATGCTTCGTTTTTAGTTAAACCAGTCATTATTAAATCATTTTGAGTAAATCCCGATGAATACACCATAAAAAGTGTAAAATCTTCATAATCAAAATAATCAATTTGATTTATTGTATATGCAGTATATAATCCATTTGGATCAGGTCCCCATACAGTACCAACACTACCTGTAGTTCCCGTCACCTGAATTCCTATCTTGTATTTACCACCGTAAAGATTACCCTTTGGACCATATTGGGATAAATCATTCATAGTTGATTCCGTATATCCCGTTATTAAGAATGGTATAGTTGTATAATTGTAACTGAAGAAATCATTTATGTCTGTATTTGAATCCCCACTAAAAATGTAATTATAATTGAATGATGTTCCCGTCCAATTACCACCAGCCGGTGTAAATGTTGCGGTACCATTAGGGTTTGATATTATAACATCATCAAATGGTGTGGTAATTGTTTTTGTTATTTTTGAAATCCCCCATGGCGAATTAGCGGTCATAGTTATATGATACTCACTATTTGAAGTTGGGTAATTATGTGAAATTGGCGAAGTATTTGTAAGTGTTACCGTTGGTGACCCGTCGCCCCAATCAACAACATAAGTAACTAACGATAAGAATTTTATAAATTCGGTGTCCGAAGTATTATAAAAAGAATACGTATAAGGACTACCCGTGGTTCCTGAAAATAAAAAGTTATTAATTACATCTTTTTGTAAAACCGCACCATCAAAAACTGAATAATACCCCATATCAACCGCAGTTTCTGTAAATAATATTGGGATTGTTAATCCTGTTAAAAGTGAATCACCATTTGTACCACCTGACAAGACATAAGACATTCCGGTATAAACTCCAATATAATCAACACCAGTTACACTTGTTTCCCCCGTTAATATGGGACAACAAGGATCGGTCATATCATACATATCTGTATTACCTGTGTACTGAACCAATCTAAGATCTCCGTAAATGTTTTCGGGAGATATTTTAAAGTAATATTTTTGTTCTTCCATTATGGGTTTACGTATTCATACCATTTTATTGGTGTCGATGCTTCACCAACCTTTAATGTTGTTGAGGTAGATGACACTTCATATGTCTTATTATTATAATCTAAGTTTACTTTGTAATAAAAATAGTCTTGGGGTAAAAAATTAAACTTATTTGGGGTTATTAATGGTTGTGGCGTATTAGTCATTACAACATATACCCCTAATTTTGCATCAAAAAATTTAGATGACATATAAAATTCACTTATATCGTAAAAATTTCTTTCTCTTAACCAATAAATGAAAAACCCTTCTTTATCTCCAATATAATCCAATTTGAATTTGGGTTTTCTAATGTCAACATTTGGTAATAATACATTTAAACTTACACTCATAGAATCCCCTTGTTGTACAGGTAATATTATTGTGAAATAAATTTGTTGGGTTTTTTCATCAGTAGTATCGTAAAAATCCAGTTTGAAGAATGACTTAGTAAAAGGTTTAGTATAATAGTATACCTCCTCATTTGTAAAACCTTCATTTATATAAGATATTCCCCAATTTGTTTGATTAATTGTATTTGCGGTTATTGGTAATACATTATCATAAAAATAAAATTCATAATTAATATCAGTTTCTCCTACATTATTGGAATTATGTGAAAAACGACTAATCTCAAAGTCGTTTGGTGATCCAATAATTTCCTTAACCATCTCTTTTTGGTATTCCAAAATACTATCGTCATGACCCGCAAAATCCCATTTCATTTCAATGGGAATATCCACATAGTTATCTGTGGTTGGTCTTATTATTTTAATTTTATTCACACTCATCAACTATAGGTTCTGCAATAACGTTTATGTTTTGTACTCCTATCCCTTCTGGTGTTAATCTAAAAATAGTATTAACATATGGGTAATGTTTATTATTCATAAATGGATAGTTAACACCAATACCATTGGTATCTATATACCCATAAGTATATAGATCTCTCCATCTGAAACTATTTGATAAATTAGAATAAAATGCATAGTCAGGGATATCTAATATTAAATTAGAGTCGGCCTCTTCAATATATTCAGAATATTCTCTTATAACAATTGGACTATGGGGGTAATAATAATATCCGAATTCATTAGATGGTTGAGCATCAGTTTCAATATTAAATTTTAAATCATTAAAAATTATCTTATTAATATACTTTGAAATTACTCTCTCCGTTTGTTCGTAATCATTCCATTCACAAAAATCACCATCAATTGTATCTCCTGTTACTAAATCTTCATTATAGTAAAACGGACCAACAGGTGGTAATGTATTTGAATTATATTGACCTTCGGTTATGTTTGTATTTGAAAGAAAATTACTTTGATCCCACCAAGAATTTGGTAAACCATTATCTAATGGTTGATTAAATTCCCACCCTTGTTTCATACCTTTAGTCCACCCAAAATAACCTTTCCATAATGTGGTAAAATACAATTCAGATATGGGTCTATTTTGATTATCACGTAATGGATTAATATCAATATCACAATTAAATGATAAAGTATATGATTGATTACCTTCTTTTACTGAAGTCCTATTTATATTATTTGGAGTTAAGACATCTTTTTCAAATTTTGATTTTGATTCAAATATATTTTGTTCAAATCCCGCCTTTATTAATAAAGCACATTCTGAGTTAGTTAAAATTTTATGTTTTCTAACATAATATTCTGACATTGTTTCCCCACTATTACTTTTATTAATTATACGTTTAAATGTACTTGCGGTTCCATTTTGGAACGTGGTACCAGTAAAACCAACATTATAAAGTTTAAAAATATATTCTTCACTACCAAACTTATCATCACCAAGTCCATTAACTTGAAAAATAGTTTCTCCATTATAGTTGAATGGTAATTCAACAAATTCTCCTGTTAGTAACCCATGTTTCATAGGACATTTAAACGTAATATAATTACCATTGTCATCACTACCTGATATTATCACAAATGGTATACCATCTGATGCCATCCAAAACCAAGATGCGGTAGTTTCACTATCAATTGCAGATAATTGTTTTGTATAATCGTTGCTATACGCATAACTCATATAATGAGTCCAATTATAGGTAGACGCACTTTTATTTATAAATGTTATATGATTATTTGGTGGTTGGGTGTATCCCGAAATATTATTATCAACTCTAATAAAATCAAATTCACTATATTGTGGATACCCTTCCCAAGGCGTGTTAGGGTTTGTACCATAAGATATTGCATTATTAGTGGCATTTGTGTAATACAAGTTATTTCTATATGGGCCATAAGTTGTTGATCCTGTGTATTCATTTTTAAATAAAAACGTGTATTTAGTTACAGGTCTAAAAATTGATGATGATTGCCTTTCGTCATCAAAAACTTGTTGTAAACTTAAGTCAACATTTCTATCAAATTCAACTATTTCTTTTTCCGTTTGTTCCAACGGAACGTCAATAAAAAGATCGGTATCACTTGATCCCTTATATCTTAAACTTCCTAATACAATATTTGTTGAGTTATCTATCATCTTATCCCTCGTTATTTACATATAATTTAACAAATTTATCAATTGCGGTTTTACCATTATTTAACCCAAAATAAAAATGGAATGGTGCCCCAACTATAACTTGTGTCGATACTTGTGGTGTTGGTAATGGTTGTCCACTAACATCAAAATTAGTTATCATACCTAATTTAGTTGTTGAAGATTGGAAATACGGATCAATGTTAAAATCTAAATTTTGATATCCCTTATGGAAAAAAGGTCCAAATGTATACCAATTATTATTTTCAGAACCAAATATATTTGGAGATGACACTATTTTCCATTGATAATGAGGAACATCTTGTGTCTTTGGAAAACCATAATAATCTTGTATTAATGGTGATTGACTATATGTTTCAACACCAGGTGTAAATCTTCTTCTATATTTATATTCATCAGTTGGAGTTTCAAATAAAATCCCAAACACAGGTCTTGCGGGTGATTGGTTATCATTACCAAAATAAATTGAATTTGGATTAGGGTAATTTTCAAAAATAAATGGGTTAATTTTCCATTCAGAGTTTATTGATAATGCTTGAGCAAAATCACCATCTATTCTATCCGCTTTTCTAGTACTATTAAAGAATTGGATAATACCCTTACCTTCGGTACTACCACCACCCACGGCTATAGGTAAGATTGTCTGTCTAAACGTATCATTTAATAATCTAGATAAAAATCCAATTTGGATTATATCTGATGTATCTTGATAAGAAGTAGATTTAACTTGATCAACCATATATCCATTAAAATTTGAGTTATTACATATCTCAGTAATGAATTGATCTCTAGGCCCTAAATCAGCAATCGTTGTTGGGAATTGGATTTGTTTTTCATTATACCCTAAACCAGGATAACCATTGATTATAGATGTTGGCCATAATGGATTAACCAAAGGTTTGTTTTTCCCAATAAATTGTTGAGTACTGGCTTTCCATGGCGAAGATCTATAATAAAAACTATTACTTAATTTATTAAAAACAATAACATCATCACAATAATTATATGTTGGTATAGTAGACAAGGCGGCATATGTTGCGGTCTTATTAAATGAGAACATATATAACACCCCATTTATCCAATTGTTTTGGAATACTTGGGCAAATACTCCACGACAAGCAGCAAATGTAATTGTAAATCTTGTTTTCCATTCTAAGAATAATTTTACATCTTCATCGTATTGTGAGATGTAATTTTTATTTAATAAACAATAACAACCTTTTTTAACTCTACCCTCAGGTACAACACATTGATTAGGTGGTATTACGGTTACGTTATTACCCGAACCTTGATAACATTGTAATGAAACCATATCATCACAAGTTAATGTAGAGGCAATTGAAGCTATTCCATCAGGTAAATCAAATTGATTACCTGACGCTAAATCAGACGCAACACCATTACCTGATGACGAAGAACTTCCATCCGCATTATAAAATGTAAAATTATTATTTTGATGTAACGCAAAACCTGTTTTTGATCCAAAACCATCTTCAGTTTTTGTAGATGTTGGTAGTCGGTCACTTCTCATAACCATTTTAGTTTTATCGTTAAAATTTACACCAGGTAATCCATATCGATAATAAACAGGTGAGTATAACGCAGATAATTGGTTTGATGGCACAACACCAATTTCTCCTTTAGCTGGGTCACCATTATTAGGTGTATTCGCATTACTACTATTAGTACAGCTAGGGTAACCAGCGTTACTTTGTTTCCCTAAAAATGTACCACCTCCAATGTATGGAGAATTAGTATATGGAGATACTGGTAAAATAAATGATGGTATCGTATAGAAACTTGATTGTAATATCGTTCTTGGAGTACTAGTTAAAAAATTTAAAGTTTGCCATCCACTAACAGGATTATAATTAGCAACACTAAGATCATCCGTAGATAAATAATAATAAGGATAGTTTGAAGTAAACGCAGTATAGTTAGGGTTTGCTCCATTCGCAGGTCCTATATCAAAGTTATATGATGGGAAATAAAGATTAGTTGACGAGTTTGTTAAGGTGTTATTACTTGCCGGTTTTAATCCTGTTGGTTTTATCGGCACATTTAAATAGTAATCACCTTCAGGTGTTATAATGTTACCAAAAGATTTACCAAATATTCTTGATAAATCATATTTTATTTTTTGTGGTGCGGTATGTACGTCAACACCTCTATTAAGTATGATAATTTCAAAATTTTCATAATTTGTCATTTGGGTAAAGGCCTCACCAGCATCATATGACGTATAACCATTACCACAAGGATATAAAAATCCAATTCTATGTTTTAAAAATGAACTTGTGGGAAATGTGCCAGAGTTACTACTACTACCACATATCGTTAAGAAATCAGAAGCGGTCATACCTGTTATCATCTGATAATATTCCACATCAGTGGGGTATTGTAAATACCCCGCCTCATCACCAATAATTGATGATGTTATATTTGAGAATGCAGGTTGGGTAATTATAAAAGGTGTTGTATTTCCAAACGTATCATTAATATTTGAAGGGTTCGCATAAGTAACGGATATTGATGTTTGACCTGTTGTTGTTGTACCTGTAATTGCATTATTACCAAATTCGTTTAATGTACCTCCTGTTATGTTAACATAACCATTAGATTTTAATGGGTCATTAAAACTAATTGGTTTACCAACTTGCATTTGATCTTTAGTTCCTGGATTAGCTAAAAGAACTATTATTTGATCTTCAAAAAAAGTATTACCATTTAAAGATGGGTTAACAAAACTTTTTATTCTATTTGCACCACCATAAGAATCAAAATATTTATCTCTTGTGTTAAATTCATTTAATTTTTGAGGAAAAGTTTGTTTAGTTGGAAAAGCAAAACCTCTTGGGTCATTACCAGTGTTATCCCAAGCGGAAAATATGAATGGTTGTGGAGCATGGTATAAAGCAAATTCATTACTAAAAATAGTAGTTTCATTTACTACTCCCGTTGCGCTTAATATATCATAACCTGAGAACATTCGTTGATAGTCAACAATACCTCTTGCCGCAACTTCAGGTGTTATATCCTGTTTCATCGCCGCAGTAATTAATGATGGTACTTTACAATCATAACATGAATCCGTAGTACCATCAAGACAAGGACCATTCCAAAATGGACCTCTATTACGTTGCATTTGATCCTCAATGGGATTATTTTGATTATTAGGATGAATAACATTATATGATGCGGGGGTATTAACAGGTGCCAAAAATCCGTTTGCCTGACCAAGTTGAACCTCAACTGTATCTGTTTGTTGTTCAGTAATTGAATCACTAACTGAATTTGCATCAATCTCATCATCTAAAGTTGCCGGTCCACAATCACAATCACAACTTGTACACTCAGGATAAGATATCATAGGTAACCCTATTCTTGGGAAGTTTTTTATTTTAAGAAGGTATTTTATTGTAAATACAATAAACGCAATTGATAACGCTAACCTAAATATGAATGATAATGCTTGTGCTACAATTCTTAAAATCAAACCAAAATTAATTACAGGTCCACCTAATGGTGCAAATGCAAATACCTCAATTAACGAGTTTATCCAGTCAATCATATCCCTTATAGCGTCAAAAGCAAAATATATCCCTAAAACAATTAATAAGTACTTTAAAACAGGCCACGCAAACGCAATAAAGTGAGCAACAAATAATAACACTAATAATGGAAATGTTAGAACATTAATTAGTATATTGAATATGAAAAATATAAAATCAAAATTTCTAATAATGTCGTTAGATGGAAATGTATTTACCGTTGATTTACAGCCTCTATCATCAATTTCTTTAATGCCTAAGTGTCTACCTCTTGATACACCATTTTTGTATCTATCAAGAAACATTGCCGTAGTATAAACTTTATTATAGTTCAGTTCATAGAATGTATCCTCACAATTGATTGCAGATAAAGGGTCAACATAGTCATCCCAATCTAAACTAAACGTATATGACCTTAATAAATCAAAATAATTCTGAGGATAAAAAGTAAAATTAACTTCTTGTTGTTGTGTGTTATCTATTGGTTCTGAAACTGCCAAAATAATATCACCAGCATTAACGGGTATAACAGTTATATCACCATAATAAGGTTGTGGTCCACTACCACTATCAATATAAATTGTGAATTTTTTACTATTAATGGAATCATCAAATAAAAGCCCACCATTAATTGCCGCAATTGTTGATCCCGTATATTGTGGAGGGTTAATAGGAAATGTTGACGGCATTATAATAGAAAATGGTGTTGTTGAACTTGGGTCAAATGGATCAGTACTACTTGACACCCAACCATGTTCTTTTATATTTGGTACTAAAAAATTTGCTCTTTGGAACTCATTTTGTAATCCTCCTTCATTACTCCATTTAAATTTAAACCTATATTTTCCTTTTGTTGGGATTCCCTTTTTTGGGTCGTTAGATATTACTTGTTCTCCAAATTCATTTGTAATAATGTAATCCAAGTTCATAGGAACATTTGCTAAAAACGATCCATCCCCATCTATAATCTTACCATCTTGTTCAAACTTATGTTCCTCAAGAATTGGTAAATTATTTTTATCCGGGTATATTGTTTGTCTAATAGATAATATCTGACCAGGTCCTGCAATTAACTCACATAAATTACCCGTATTGTTTTTTGGTTTACAATTTGTTTTAAGTGCGTCATCATTTGTTGTAGAAATAAGAGACCCCATTAAAATTGCATTAGGCCTAATTGTTACGTTTGCTTCATTAGTTAAATCAAAATCAACTCTAGTAATACCTATTTGACAAATGTCTTCTTGTCCCCAAAGAGGCGAAATATCAACATTTTTATTTAATGTTTTAATTTGTGGTAATTCACTTAAATTAGATGACTTTTTAAATGTTGATCCATTAACTTGTGTTTCAGTCGCTTGTCCCGCATTAATTAAATCTTGTGGTGTTAATGAGAAACATCCAATATCGGATAAATCAACATCCATAAAAATAGTTTGAGTTCCAACAGGAACTCCAAATATCATATAATCACCACTATCATTTGTTTTAACGGTATACTTGTAATATTTGTCATAAACCTCAATGTAAGTTTGATCTATTAATACTTCCTCTCTATTTGGAAATGTCCCTGTCGCCGCATGAACACTATAAGATGGGTCATGAGGTAATAGGTTATATCTATAACCAGCATCATTATTGTCGGATAAAGTCTTATATGGATATAATTCAGATATTGTGGGATTTAACGCATCTTCAGATGTAAGAGGTATGAATATAGACACTTTAGCATTTGGTAACCCAAAACCACCATTTACAACAACTCTACCAACCACAACTCCGTAGTCAGAACACACCTTTGTATAAAGGTCTGATTGATTTATTTTTAAAGATAGGATCTCTAAAAAATCAAAATCTTGGTCTAATTTTACATTGATGTATTTGTCAACTCCTACTTGAGTCCTTATTCTATATGATTTTGGCATTAAAGTCTTTTTTGATAAATAGTTTATTTCCTATTTTCAAAAAATAGTTCTAATTAAAAAAAAATAAATTATTAGGAAAAATTAACCGTACTTAAATTGATGACCCTAACATTTATGTCTTTGTTAGGAAATCTAATTTGATAGATTTGAGTAGGTTCAGCAAAAATTGTATCTGCAATTAATTGAATTTGCTTAGTTGCGGGATTTGAATATTTTTGAGATGTTTGATTTGACGAGTATTGTCCCCCAACTTTATTAAAGAATTCTATATCAGAAATACTTATTATTCCATTTTCTGCTTGGATTAATCTTCTCAATTCAGAAACAACAACATTTTGACCTAATTGTCTTGTTGTAGGACTAAAGTATGTTGAAATAATATCAATGATTTTAGACACAACCGCGCCTTGGTTTTGACTAGCGTCTAATACAACATCAACATTAACCGCTAAATCAATTGGGTTTGCACTTTCGATTGAAATGTAGTCGTTAATCATCCTATAATTTGATAGGTAGTTTGCAACATTAGTTTTTAATGTGTTAGAAACCGTGTCAGTTAAATTACCACTTGTGTCGTAAGATAACATTTTTATCTTTATCATATTGTTCTCTTCAGTAATTGCAACTTTTGCAGGTGCTCCGAACTGAGATGGCATTGTTCTAATGATAGATTCGTAGTCATTTATTGTAACCGCTCTGTTTTGAGCTGAGAAGTTATATGATACCATATTTCTCACCTCTTCGAGTGTTGGTGCGTTTGCCCCTCCAATCGCTGCAGTAACGTTATTACATTTCAATGTATTAATAACAGATCTGTTAATACTTTCCGATGGACCATTAACAAAGAATGAAACAGTACCAATTTGATTGATTACATTAATACCTAAATTAGTTGCTTGTCCACCACCAACTCTATATTGTATAAACAATGTTGTGTTTGACTTTAGAGCCGCCCCTAAAGCTAAATTGTTAGAATATTTATTTAAATCAAATCCTTTACCTGATCTTGCAAAATCTCTAAGTTGTTCTTCAGCAGAAACATTACCACCACCAAATGTCATTTTTAAATAACCTTCAGGTGTATACTCAGATGTAAATTTAGTGTTAGTTAAAATATATTTACCAACCTTAGTACCAGGTTGATCAGAAACCTTAGTTGGGTCTTCAATGAATACTCTGTCTTCAGCAAGTGCCTTAACTTCATACCATCTATCGTTTAACCCTAAAAAGTCCTGTGGATTTGGAATTGTATTATACTGAGTCCCGTCTTTTAAAAGGACACTTGTTATACCTAAAACATTTTTTTCAGGTAAGAATAATTCAAAGAATGGTTTTACATCGTTTGGCGTAATAACTCGTTTGAATACTTTTGTAAACCCGTTTACAACAACTTCCCTTTTTACAATGTTGTAATTTAATATTTTACCATTAGCATCAAAGTTAGGAAGTTTTAATCTATTTAATGTACCTTCAGAATTTATTGCTGAGGCAAAATCAATGTCATAAACGGTTTCAAATGGTTGGCCAGCACCACTTACTTGGGATCCTCTCCTTAGAATACCACAATACCTTAAATCTTCCCTATCACCAAATGCAGGAACCGTTATTGAAAAATCAACTAATGATACCGAAGGTCTTTGACCCGGAATTTTTAACCCGTAAGTCTTAGCGATATTATATACTGAAGATTTTTGTTGAGCATATTGTAATACCGTTTCTTGAATACTTCTATCAATATTAAATTGTAGGTTATCTGTAACGGCAGCATTTAAATCTAACATTACTGAAAAAACCCCAGCGTCGTTAAAGTTCTGTACTAAATCAGGATAATAAGTACGGGTAAAGTTAATTAACTCAGTTCTTATTCCTTGGAAATCTCTAGTCGTGTATGATATTTTTTTCTCAGCCATATACTATTAAATATTGATAATAACAAAATCACTACTTTCAAACGCTTGATTTGTGACTTTATAATCTATTTTAATTTTTGCGGTATGTTCTTTGTCGCTTATACCTTGTACTTTAAATTCTCTTTCTCCATCAGGATTAATAAACGTACCCTTATTTTCCTCACCTAAAGAAGCGTCGGTTATTGAGATATTTGTTATTTGTACACCAGGCATATATTTTTCAACAGAATCCCTAATTTCGCCTTCAATTTCACTAAATGTAGGCCCATCAAGAGGTTCAAAAATATACTCATACAATCTTGTTCCAAAATCAGGAAGATAATATCTATACCCTTTTCTAGTTAACAATAAATGAATTAAATTACTTCTTACTTCTTCTTCAGTTGTATCAGAAATATCTAAATATTTACCAACGTAAGATTCTCTAAAAGGAAAATTTATTCCGTATGTTATTCCATTTGCCATATCTTATAAATATAGTATCTATGTGTTTTGAATAAATACATATAAAATAAAAAATCACGACCTAAGCCGTGATTCCTTTAACGTTTTACTACCCTTATCCCAATTGGGTACATATGGACAATGTAAACATTTGCTTCCGCAACAACTACCCCTACGTTTATGATATTCTTCGGTCATAACAATCATACCTTGATTATTATAGTAGAACTCGTTTGGTTGTAATTTTGGGCCAAATTCTCTAACATACAATTGTTGTACCCAATCTTTAGATGCTCCTACGTTCATTTTATTTAAGAAATTTCACATCCATTAGCTCCACACGCAACTTCACCTCTTAAGTCTGTATTGTCTTGTAATTCAATTACTTTTGTAAGATCCACGTCTTCCAACGTACTTAACAAGTTGTTAAAATCTTCTTCAGTACAATCTTCAAATGGTGCTTGTGTGTAAGTTCCTCCGTTGTATGGTAATACTGATAAACCATTATAGAATTTTCTATTATTCCACATCCAATCACCCACCAAGTCCCACTCGTCTTCTTTAATGGAAACCGTTGCAGATACGTTATGTGTGTTTTGACCAGTTCTGTGTCCATTTCTAACCCACTCTTGTGATACCTTCTTAACACGTTCCAACATTTGGAATACGGATTCGTGTCTAAGTATTGATCCTTCTGGTGATTTTTGCGGGATTGAAATAACTGCCGTATCGTGAGGACGGAAAAACTCATCTTCCACTAACTCAGGATGGTTAATTGCCAAATAAGAATATATTGCTTCGTTTTTACCAACACGAATTCTTCTTAAGTAAAAGTCATTGTGCCATGCGTGGATACCTGAAGAAGTTCCCAACACCAATGATGATGTTCCTGATGGTTTAACGGTTGTTGACCTTGCCGATTTGTTAATACCTATAAGTTTCGCAACTCTTTCGTTTTCAAGTTTAACCATTTCAGCCGCTGATTTCATATCATAACCTAAAACAACACCTGAACCAATTCCCGTCATTCCAACACCAATAAGTGCGTCTTTCTCAGTTGTTCTTTTCCACACATCTCTTAAGTAATGGAAGTCAGTGTAACCCGCTTGTAATGTTCCGATGAACGCCGCTCCTTTAACTCTTTCCTCAAAATCTTCTTGTGATTCAATGTCAGATGCATTTACCTCACATAAGTTACAGAACTGATTAGGTCGAAGTGCAATCTCACAACATGGATTGGTTCCCCAATCTTTATCGTTTGATAAATATATTCCTGGTTCACCCGCTCCTGATAACTCAATACGTTTCCAAAGACCCATAAAGAATTCTTTTGTGATTTTGTGTCTAAGAAGTACCGCCGAGTTATTTGCTCTACCTCTTTGTGGATTTGATTCCCACCAGTTTCCAGATTTACAAGAAATCATTTCTTCATCATCAGCACTAAATAATGAAATAAGTGCCGCTCTTCTGATACCACCCGCCAATACCGCATCTGCAATATGACATACAATATCGTGAGTTTCAATAGGCGACAATCTTTCACCATCTTTTTTGTTTTCAAATACTTTTGTGATATTATGAACACAATCTTTAAGTGGTTGAGGTCCAGGCGCTTTACCACCTGAAGTCACCAATAATGCTCCTTTATGTCGGATATCGGAGAAATCAAATATAGGTGTTGATGATTTAACCCCCAAATAGGATTCAACCAATACTTTAATTGCGTCTGCCCATCCCTCAATACTATCACCAATAAGGTAACGTCTTGTTCTTGCTGGGTTTGGTTTTTTAATCTCAGGTAATTTTTCAACGTGGTGTTTTTGTACTGAAAATCCAACACCTGTCCCACCTAACAATAAGAACATAGTTTCGGAGAAAGCATCTGGATGGTCAATCGGCATGTAAGCACAATTGTAAACTCTGTTTGGTGAAATTTCAATAGGTTTCCCTCCAAATTGTAATGATCTCATTGATGGAAGAATTTTCTTATCATATACCATTTTGTATACGTTTTCAATTTCTTCTTTAATTTGGGGGTATCTCTTTTGGTGCATCTCCTTATTTCTTGTTACCAACTCTTCCCACGTTTCCCTTCTATTTAATTCGGGAATAAATTTAGCGTATTTCATATACACTGTAATATCACTTAAAATTTTTTGTGAAATATCCATTTTTTAATTATTTGTTTGTTTGTTTATTTAATTTTTTTGTTCTCTTTGTTGTCTTTTTTCTAACAACTCTTTAACCCTTAATCGTTGTCTTTCTTCTTTTTGTTCTTCCAAACCTAAGAAAGTCATAGAACTATCGGTGTCAATGTCTAACATTGCATTATCAAATTTACAATTCTCAAATACAACTCCGTCATCACCAACCCTTGATTTTGTAATCGCTATTGTTGCTAATTTCATTTCTTTCTGTTGAAGTGTTTTTGCAATCGTAATAATAACGTGACCAACTTGTGCCTTTTTAATTGATCCACCCATTTGATCAGTTGTTACAACCTCAGAAGAAATAGAACTTCTATTACCTTGTGTTGCAGTCCATCCAACTAAATCCATTTCGTGACACATTGCTTCAAATGCTCTCATTACAGACCCCTCACTCTTCCATTCATCACCTAAATTCTTATCAGGAACAACACAATCAATATAATCAAGTAATACCATATCAATTTTATTTCCATCCGCCACCATCTTTCTAATCTGATTCTTAATTTGTGACATAGTTACGGTATCAGATGGTAACTTATTCATAATTAACTTATTTGGCATAGACTCCTCAATATCTTTAACCTTTTTGATAACTTCGTCTCTTTTTTCTGACAATTCATCAGGGTGAATCTTAGTCCAAAGTGTGTAGTGTTTTCTTTGAATTACCTTTGGGTTATCTTCAAAAAAGATCTGAAGTACGTTGTTTCCTAAGTTAAATGCGTGGTTAGCAATTTTAGTTAAGATTGTAGATTTACCCACACCTGTTGGTGCCAATATAACCCCAATCTCACCTTTAGCCAAACCACCTTTAAGTAGTCTATCAATTCCAGGTATTCCCATTGGAATTGGGTGTCTATAGTCTTCATCAAGGACCTGATCAATGTTAGAGAAGACATCCATTGAACTTGTGTCTTTAGCCCCTACTTGTAAAGCTCCTCTAACCATTTCCTCAAGGGCATCATAGTTCTCAAATTCACCACCATCAATGATTTTTTGAGCTTTGGTCATAACCTTTTGAAGTTCCTGTTGTTTACAGAACTTTAACGCCTTTTCCTGTACAAAAGCCACACCATCAATAGGTGCGTCCTTAATTTTCTTAATTGTATCCAATACTATCTTGGATGCAATCTCTTGTTGTAATTCAGATTTAGTAATCTGTTCTAGTGTCTCAAATGATGGTGTGTGATCATATTTTATATAATACTCTCTGATCATTTGGGTAATTATTTTAAAGTATTTATTTTCAAAATAATTGTTTTCAATCACATCAATAATTGAATGTGAAAAATCTTTATCTAAGATAATTTGATTAAGTAATTGTAATTGGAATGTGTTTCCTAGATACTCAAAATTTTTGTTTGTCGCCATAATTTTCCTTCTGTTAGTAAAGATAAATACTATTAGTTTTGGATAAATTCAGGGTAAAAATAATTAAAATTTTTGCCTGAAAAAATGTCAGTCAGGTCATTTAGCATACCTTTTAGCTTTGGGCGTAGGTCTACGGTATATCTTACCTTTGGGGGATACACTTTAGCGTCAAACCTTCTATGACAAATTGTCAGGTCCCCAACCTTAATATAAAGGTTAAAATTTTCATCTCCGTCAGTAATTGACGTATTTAAAATTGCTGGATTCTCAGAAATTTCATATTTGTTGTCTAACATATAGACCACTGATCGCATTTTCAAATCATATTGTAATTTACGACATACCATACTCATATGGTCATAAAAATCCTCAGATTTGTGGGCATTTTTGTTAAATCCTTTAACATTAAAAAAACGTTGTACTACAATGTTATCATTACACATTAATAGGAATTCAACTTTTGTTACATCTTGATCTTTCATTTTGTTTTTGTTTTTACTTTTTGTTTCTAAATTTTGTTTTTTCTTTTCTTGATAATTTTAAAAATGGTTTTAAAAAATTAACCCAAGAGTCATCCCCTTTTGGTAGGTATTTGAAGAATCCATCATCCATCATCATTCTAATTAGGTTTCTATGTCCTCTACCGTCGGGATCCATCGATTCAGAGTAATATTCCCTAACCATTTCTTTACCCTCTTCGTCAATTAAAGGTTCTGACAAATCTACGAGTTTTTTATTGATTTTAAAAAAATCATCACCCATAATACCTTCTTTGGTTTTTCCACTGAGTAGATTTCCTAAAACAACATTTTTTTGTTGTTCTTTTAACAATAACTCACCTTTTATTAAAATATCAGTTAAAGATATCTCCGAATCAAGTATTTCAGGGAAAAACTTAATTAAAGTTTTCTCACCCATTAAACTTATTCCGTCAATATTATCCGAAGTATCACCAGCAAGGATCTTAAATGTCATAACATTATAATGTGGAATAGAACAATCTTTAAATTTAATATTGTCCCCAAATTTATAATACGACTTTAAGTTTGGTGAATAGATTAATACCTTTTCTGAAATTAATTGAGTTAAGTCTTTATCACTTGAGAATATCGTTTTCTCTTCATCTAAAGAGATTTTACAATAGTAGGCAATAAGATCATCCGCTTCCGAATTTTCAACCTCTAATTGTCTTATAAACATCTCTTCAAGATATTGTTTAACCCTCGTTTTTTGTTTGTTAAATGAATCTGTCTTCTCCTCATCATTAGGAGAAGATTTACGATTCATCTTATATTTTGGATATATTAATTTTCTTTTAGATGAGTTTGTATCACTATCCCAAAAGACCATAACTTTATTAAAATTGGTTTCTTCTAAGAATTTACGAATTGTGTTAAGAAAATGCCAAGTTCCACCAATGTGTTCCCCATTATTATAAAAATCCTTAACTCCGTGAAATCCTATTTTTAATAAATTGTTACCATCAACAATTAATGTTTTGACCATTTAAATTTTTTAAGTCGTTTGAAATACTTTTTACTCGTCAGAGTCATCATCAGATTCATCCAAAGAATAATCTGAATA